GATGAGTGTACTGTTGACGGTACTTCAGCCGCAAATAGAACTTGGAAAACTGGACTAACAGATTGGATTAGTCCTGAGTTTGGTTCAACCTACCAAGTTAAAGTTTATATTCATACTACTGGCAATCCGGGCACAGCCGCATCAGGTGGTGACCAAGTGTTTGCTACTGGTTCTGGTAACAATGATGAATGGTTCTTTGATTACCAAAGTGGTGTATTACATTTTGTTGGTACAAACTTACCTAATGGTATAAATTTCTCAGGTAAAAGTTGTTATATAAGTGGTGGTAGATATACAGGTGAATTTGGTGTTGGTGGAGATTTAGGCAACTTTACATTTGTTACTAATACCGTGTCAACAAGTGTAACAGATCAAAACTTAATTATTGATCCAAATGGAACAGGTACATTAGTAATATCAGCAACTAACTCAATGCGCCCACCATTAGGTACAACAGCACAACGCCCAGGTAGTCCAACCGCAGGTGATTTTCGTTATAATTCAACTGAAAGTAAATTAGAGTATTATAATGGTAGTAGTTGGGCATTATTAGAATCTTCAGCAACTTCTGCTATTACAAGCGAAACATTTACTGGTAATGGAGTTTTAACAGCATTTACTTTAGCAACAACACAAACAACAACAAATATTATAGTTAGTATTAAGGGTGTTATACAATTACCAACATCTTCTTATGGAGTTAGTGGCACTACTTTAACATTTACAGAAGCACCAGATAATGGTGATGTTATTGAAGTAAGAAAAATTAATACATTATCAACAAATTCTTCACTTCAACTTTCAGACACAGATGGTGACACATTAGTACAAGTTGAAGAGTCTGGCGATGAAGATAAAATACGTTTTGATGTTGGCGGGTCACAAGTTGGTGTGTGGGATAGCACAGGACTTGTTACAACAAAATTAATTCAATTTGGTACATACACTACTACAGAACGCAACGCACTAACAGCCGCCAATGGTATGGTTATATACAATTCAACCTCTAGTAAATTCCAAGGATATGCGGGTGGTTCTTGGGTAGATTTACACTAAAATCTACATTCTAAATACTTTCCTTTAAAGAAAAACTGCTGTTAATATACCTTAATCAGCACCATAAATACAAACGTACTGTGTATGCTCGAGCATATATTTTGTATGATCCTTGTTGTCTACAATTACGTTAGAAACAAGGGAGCCCAAGGGCGTCATTCCACTATATGTATATACGGTATTTTTACAAGGTCTTAGCGGACCTTTAAGGAATGGAGAAAAATAAATGGCTTTAACAAGATTAGGAACAGACCAGTTAGGTGATGGTATTGTTACCAATGCGAAAATTTCAGGTTCTGCAGATATTGCAGGTAGTAAACTTGAAGATGATATGACGTATGGTTCTAACTTTACTATTACTGGTAACTTAACTGTTAATGGTACAACTACTACAGTTGATACTACAAATATGTCTATTGAAGATCCACTTTTAGTTTTTAGTTCAGGCGCATCAGGCTCAGGTTCTGTTGATGCCGGTTTCATTGTTGAACGTGGCAGTGACGCAAACGTTGGTTTCATCTGGGATGAATCAGCAGATGCGTTCGTTGTTATTAATACAACAGAAACTGGTGGTACAGCAGGCAATGTGTCAATTGCGTCAAACGCAAACTTTACAGCAGCTAATATTGCTGGTACTCTAACTACAGCAGCTCAAACAGCTATTACATCGATTGGAACAATCGCTACTGGTGTTTGGGAAGCTACAGATGTTGGTATAGCACACGGTGGTACAGGTGCTTCAACAGCTGCGGCGGCGTTGTCAGCTTTGGGTGCTGGTACTGAGGATTCACCTCAGTTTACAGGTATTGAGTTGGGTCACGCAACTGACACAACTATCACACGACCTTCCGGTGGTGATATTTCCGTACAAGGTAATATCGTTTATCGTGCAGGTGGTACAGATGTCCCTGTAACAGACGGTGGTACTGGAAGCTCAACAGCATCCGGTGCTCGTACAAACTTAGGTCTTGCAATTGGTTCAGATGTGCAAGCATTTGATGCTGATTTGGCAGAACTAGCAGCTCTTGATCAAACTGATAGTAACTTTATTGTTGCTAACGGTTCTGCTTGGATAGTAGAAACAGGAGCAACAGCACGTACATCTTTAGGTGTAGCAATTGGTTCAGACGTACAAGCATTTGATGCCGACTTGGCAGCTATTGCTGGTTTAACATCAGCAGCTGACAAAGGTATTCAGTTTACAGGTAGTGGCGCGGCCGCAGTTTATAATTTAACAACTGCTGGTAAGGCATTACTTGACGACGCGAATAATGTGGCCCAGCTAGTAACTCTAGGGTTATCAGCAACAGCCGCAGAACTAAACATTATGGATGGCGTAAACAGCACAACCGCTGAACTAAACATTATGGATGGTGGCACAGCCGCAACAGGTACAACACTTGTAGCAGCTGACAGAGTACCTGTTAATGATAACGGTACAATGGTACAAGTTGCATTGTCTGATTTTGAGACGTTCATGGAAACTAATTTAGATACCTTGAATGCAGTAACTTCAGCAACCTCACTAGCCGCAGTTGGTACAATTACAACAGGCGTATGGTCAGGTACAGCAATTGTAGACGCAAAAGTAGATAATGATCTAACTATTAGTGGTGGTACAGTAAATGCTTCAGTTATTGGTGGTGGTACACCAGCAGCTGGTACGTTTACAACATTAACAGCAAATGATGCATTGGTAGTCAATGCAGATGTTGCCATTGTAGGCGACACAACAGGTAACGTTACACTAGCAGTAAAAGGTGTAGGTTCACAGACAGCCAACTTAATGACTGTCGAAATTTCCGATGGCACAGACAAATTTACAGTCGCCGCCGACGGTTCAGTAGCAATTGCACAGGATCTAGTACTAGCTTCTGGCGCAACAGTAAATGCTATCCTAGACCAGGATAACATGAGTGGCAACAGTGCAACAGCACTAGCAACTCAACAATCAATCAAAGCATATGTAGATAATGAAGTTGGTTCCTCAGTACTAACAGTTGGTGCTGACTCAGGTTCTAACGACAATGTAACAGTTGGTACAGATACACTAGACTTTTCTGGTGGTAACAACATTACAACAACAGTATCTGATAACGATATTAGTATCGCATTAGATGCAACAGTAACAGGCCTAACAGCCCTTACTTCAGGTCAGTTGAATGCTGACAATATTACTTTAGATGGTAATGTAATTAGTACAACAAACACAAACGGTAACCTCGTACTTACTCCACATGGTACTGGTGACGTTGTTATTTCCGGTGACTTACAAGTTGACGGTACAACAACAACTGTTAACTCCACAGTTGTAACATTGGATGATCCAATTATGCAACTAGGTGGTGATACAGCTCCAGGTTCAGATGATAATAAGGACAGAGGTGTAGCATTCCGTTGGCATACTGGTGCCGCCGCTAAAAACGGTTGGTTTGGTTATGACGATAGTATAAGTAAATTTACGTTTGTCCCTGATGCATCAATTACATCAGAAGTAGTTACTGGTTCGGCAGGTAATGTAATCTTCGGTAACATTGAAGGTACAATTACTACAGCTGCACAAAACAGTATTACTTCAGCAACTGGTCTAACATCAGTTGGTGCAATTGGTACAGGTTCATGGGCAGCTACAGACGTAGCAGTAGCACATGGTGGTACAGGAGCATCTGATGCTTCAACCGCACGTACTAATTTAGGTGTAGCAATTGGTTCAGATGTACAAGCCTATGACGCTGATTTAGCGGCTATGGCAGCCCTTGCTCAATCTGACGGTAACTTTATCGTTTCTAATGGTTCTGCTTGGATAGTAGAATCAGGAGCAACAGCACGTACATCCTTAGGTGTTGGTACAGGTGATTCCCCACAATTGACAGCAGTAAACGTTGGTCACGCAAGTGATTCAACTTTGGCACGAGCATCCGCTGGTGACTTGGCAGTTGAAGGTAATATCATCTATCGTGCAGGTGGTACAGACGTTCCTGTAACAGATGGTGGTACAGGTAGTTCATCCGCTTCAGGCGCACGTACAAACTTGGGTCTAGTAATAGGCACAAACGTACAAGCTTATGATGCTGACTTAGCAGAATTAGCAGCTCTTGATCAAACAGACGGTAACTTTATTGTTGCCAATGGGTCTGCTTGGATTGTAGAAACCGGAGCAACAGCACGAGCATCCTTAAGTTTAACAATCGGTACACATGTACAAGCCTATGACGCTGATTTGGCAGCTCTTGCTGGTTTAACATCAGCAGCTGACAAAGGTATTCAGTGGACAGGTAGTGGTGCAGCTGCAACATATGACCTAACAGCCGCTGGTAAAGCACTGTTAGACGATGCTAACGCCACCGCACAATTAGTAACATTAGGTATAACAGCAACAGCCGCTGAAATTACAGCAGCTATAGATGGTAGTACATCTGCAACAAGTACAACACTTGTAGCAGCTGACAGAGTACCTGTTAACGATAACGGTACAATGGTTCAGGTAGCAATGTCTGATTTTGAAACCTTTATGGAGACAAATCTTGATACTTTGAATGCAGTAACAAGTGCAAGTTCATTGGTAACAGTTGGTGCAATTGGTACAGGTTCATGGGCAGCTACAGACGTAGCGGTAGCACATGGTGGTACAGGCAGCTCAACAGCCGCCGGCGCCGCAACTAACCTGGGTCTTGGTACTGGTGACTCACCACAATTTACAGCAGTAAATGTTGGTCACGCAAGTGATACAACAATCACACGACCTTCCGGTGGTGATATTTCCATTGAAGGAAATATTGTTTATCGTGCAGGTGGTACAGATGTTCCAGTAGCAGATGGTGGTACAGGTGCTTCAACCTTAACCGCTAACAGCCTACTAACAGGTAATGGTACTTCAGCTATTGTTGCAGAAGCAAACATTACTTATGATGGTACAACGTTTGGTGTAGATGACGCCGCAGTTTTCAACAACGGTGGCGGAGACAATGATTTCCGTATTGCATCAGACAACCAAGCAAATATGTTTTATGTAGATGCATCCGTAGACGCAATTGGTCTTATGACAGCAACACCTAATGCAGGTACAGTACTTGACATGGGTGGTTCAACAGAATCACTTATCCTACCCAAGGGTACAACAGGTCAACGTCCAGGTACAGGCGTAGCAGGTATGTTCCGTTATAATTCATCAGATAATACTTTTGAATTCTATAATGGTACTAGCTGGAAACAAGCAACAACTGAGTTTACAATCGTACGTACTGAACGTCTAGGTAGTGGTGGTATAACCGCACCTAACGGCGTCGTAACCGCATTCACAGGCTTAAACTCAAGCCTAACAACTGCTGGTTGTGTTGTAAGTATTAACGGTGTTGTACAATTACCAACAACAGCATATGCTATTGCTGGTACTACAATTACATTCACAGAAGCTCCAGCAACGGGCGACGTAGTTGAAATTCGTGAGTTTACCACGACAACTTCTGTCAACGCATTAACGGACGCAGACAATGATACAAAAATTCAAGTCGAAGAGTCAGCAGACGAGGATATTATCCGCTTCGATACTGGTGGTACAGAGAGAATGACTCTAACCGCCGCAGGTCATCTTGTTCCAACATTGGACAATACATATGACCTAGGTACTAGCAGTCTCAAATGGCGCAACTTATATGGCACGTCAACGACGGCGCAATACTCCGATTTGGCAGAGCTGTATACGGCAGATGCGACATATGAGCCAGGCACAGTTGTTACTTTCGGCGGTGACGCAGAAATAACAATGTCAACTGAAACTATGGATTCACGTATAGCGGGTGTAGTAAGTACAGCACCAGCATACTTGATGAACGGTGATTTGGAAAATGGCACAGCACTAGCACTAACAGGTCGAGTACCTGTTAAGGTAACAGGCACAATCCGTAAGGGTGATATGCTTGTATCCGCAGGCGAAGGTTATGCTAAAGCAGAATCCAATCCACGACTTGGTTCAGTAATTGGTAAGGCTCTAGAAGACTTTGATGGAACTACAGGTATCATTGAAGTTGTTGTAGGTAGACTATAAGTTTAAAAAGTTTACAATATAACAATAGTTGTAATCATGGAGGGGAACTTTGTTCCCCTCCATTATCTGTATTACAATAAATATTGATAGGAGACGAAAATGGTAAATCGCTATGTAGATGATTATGATGGTGAATATGTAGTATCAGGCGTTGTAGTTAAAGACGGCAGGCGACACCAAGATAGATATTGGATCCCTCATTCTGTACCTAACTCCGATCATAAAAAAGTAGCATATGTTGTAGGTAATGGTCTCTCTCGAATAGAATATTCTACAATGAAATTAAGTTATCTTACTTCAGCAAGTGGTGGTCATTTAGGAAAAATGAAAGGACAAACTTATGGATGTAATAGAATTTACCAAGATTGGACACCCGAATTCCTTGTAGTAACCCATCCAAAATTAGCAACTGAAATAGTTGAAAGTGGATATGCTGATGATAATGTTGTCTTTGGTAGAGCAAAAAGTGTTATAGATCATCCTGAACATATAACTCTTATTCCACACGATCCACGAATGAACTGTGGTGCTACAGCAACATATCTTGCTTGCTTCCATCACCATAAAACAATTTACTTGTATGGCTTTGATAATCAAACAGCCGACTCAACAATAAACAATAACGTATATGCTGGTACTGAATTTTATCCACCAAAAGATGAAAATCATGGTGACCATGTTTGGATTAAAAATATGTCTCGTATTTTTGATACATATCAAGATGTAGATTTTGTTAGAGTAACACAATCAGGTATGCAAGATGTAATGCCTGATGAATGGAAATGGTTTCGTAATTTCCGTCAATTGAAACTATGGGATTTTATTAGAGAAGCTGATATTTAAATCGTTTCTACTATAGTTTTAATTTTATCTTTTATTGAATCTAGTTTAAGGGTTGAAAAAACACCAGGATGTAATGGTCCCGGCCACCCTTCAATAGTTACCCAAGCATACCCGCGATGTTCTCCATTTAAATCGGGTATAAATTCCTTATCAACAATTAGTATAAACGTATGATAGAAGAAATGACCATTTTCTGAAGTAAAAAGTTCTATAGGAATAATTTTCTCTATATTAGGTAAGTGACCTAATTCCTCAAATACTTCTCGTTTTAATCCATCAACTGTGGATTCATTTTCTTCAATTTTACCGCCTGCGAAACCCCATTTATTTTTATATTTTTTATCATTCCTTAATAAAAATAAAAAACGTTTTGTATCGCGACAATAGAAAATTCCACCCGCACCAGTAACTTGCTTCATATTAATAATTATATAAAATTTATTATGGAAGTAATGAAATAGACCACAAGCCAGTTAAATATTCGCCTTCATAGGATTTAATCCATTCAGCTGTATCTTCGTTTCCAGTCCATTTGTATTGAATGCCTGTAGTTGTATTTGTTACATAATGGATGCCTTTGCCCACGTCTTCTGAACTGGCATCAAATGATACTGACCAGTTTGTACCATCATATTGTATAATATCAAACTTACTTGCTTGTATATCATCAGCAGTAGCATCTGGCCATCCTGTTGGACCACCTGCTGTGTTAATAATTGAGCCTAGATCTTCTAGTATTAAGTAACGTTGACCATTAGCCGCAGCCGCCAATCCATCTCCAGGAGAATTTTTTAATGGATTAATAATAGCAGTAATAGCAGTTTGTGTATTTGCTGGAACAGTATCAATATCAACAGTAAAGTTAAGTATAGCTTCATCGTCCGGATCATATGTTACAGTACCTACAACTTCGGTATAATCTTTACCAGTATCAGTATTATCAAACATTGTTAATAATTTTACTTGACTAATACCTTCTTTCAACTCTCCATATTGTGCTAGAATTTGTTTCCATGGTATATCAGTTCCATATTTTACTGGTACATGATCGAATGTAACATCTTCTTTAGTATCGCCACTAATTGGCTCGCTGACGTGTAACGCTCTTAATTGTCCATTTAAAAGTAATACGCCATAATTTAATGGAGTATAGTATTGCCTACTCCCCATTAGTTTTGTATCATCCAAAACACTATCTGCTAAACCACCAGCACCATCAAATATACCCATAACAACTTTAGAAATAACACCTAGACGTTTAATGATTGCCGGTGGATTAATCCAAATTGGTATTTCAAATGTCATTGTAGCAATATCTATCATATCCTCTACGCCAACAGGAACAGTTCTATTGCTAAATGCAATTTCAGTTAATTCAACATATGTTAAACTAGTCCAGTCAACATAATTGTCTGTAGTTTGTATTTCTAAACTAGGATTAAACATATAAAATATTTGTTCAGTAATTTGCATTTTTTGTTCAGTGTTGCTTGTCCATATGTCAGAATTTACTGTTAATCTATATGGACTTGGCATGCTACGTTCAATTGTGTAACTATCACCAGGACCGGCCGTATATTGGCCAGTATTTTTATCATAAAAACGTTCTTTGACATGAACTTTGTCCATATGAGTTGGCGACTGAATTCTATCTCTGTCAAATGCTACATTTGTTACATAACAAGAAATTTGGGGTACTGTATTAATAACATTTTCACTGTTTTTACGAATAATAGCCGCTACTTGACGCGAAATATCACCGTATTTTACCGGAACTTGTAATAGTGCAGAGTTTCCGTCAGAATCTTTACCAGTCTCTACATAAAAATGACTCATTAATCTAATAAATTGAGCGAGATAACGGCGCATTTGTCCGTCATAATAAAAATCAGCCATTAGGGTTTATCCTCTCTAGCACTTAATACATTTGATAAACTTTGCCTAGAATCAATTTTAGTACCATCTGCCAGTGTGATGGTAGTTTTAGTATTAAAACCTTTACTTCTATATGTAGTTCTATCAGTTGTGTTTGTTATATTCATGCGTACATTATCTTCAACATGTATCCATTTATTACCATTATATACATATAATCTATTGGGCATATAATCAATCCTTAATACATACTCACCTTTAGTTGGATTAGCAGTAAAATTAGTTAAAGCATTTACTGGAGCACCGTTTGGTGGGATGCCATCGCCTGCCAAATAGTGTTCTAATTTTTTAGTTGGTGCTCCATAATAAGTAGAAGCATCTATAGCCGCGGGTGAACTTTCGTCAGCATCAACGGTAATACCAGCATCATCAGTAGATACTAATAGTATTGAACCATCTTCATTTGATGGAGCAATCCAAAAACGTGTAGTATCATACCCACTGCGACCATCTACTATATCTTGTGTAAATGGTGCCATTGCTTCTGCTTGTTTTACTACTGCTTCATTTATTTCTAAATTCTTAGAATAATCACTTAATATAGATTTTAGAGTATCATTTCCATCATCTGAAGAAATGTCACCAAGTATATCTCT